AACGAACACCTTCTGAGTCCCACACGTTCAGAATGTAACGCTTCTTGGCAGTCCAGATGCCTTTGTTCGCAATCACTTCACGCTTCATGAACATCTTTTGATCAAAAGCATTCATGTAGTTTGCTAGTTCTTCATACGCCTTATCAATAAACGGTTCAATCTTTTCTTGGCAGGCTTTGTCGATGAAGTCCACAATCTTTTCTTCTTCGATATTTTTTGATCCGTAGACCATATCCACCAACGGACCAAGATGGAGATATACAGAGTCCGTATCTGACGCAATGACATAATCAATTCCTTCGGTCTTCAATAGTTTGTTCATGTACATATTGAGTTTGTTGCCAATCCAACGAATTGAAAGTTGACCGGAAAAGGTAATTGCTTCTGCTTGGCGCAGATCAAAGAATCTAAAATACTCGTTACCTAGCGCACCATACGCTGAGTTTAGTTGCACCTTCTTTGCAAGTTGCAAATTCTTGTAACGTGATATTTCGTTTTCTAGTTGACGCTTTCGTTTCAGTAGTTCTGTTTTTTCAGACATAATGGAAATAAGTACTCATAATATACTTTGGTTTTTCAGTAGGCATAATGCCTTCGTGTGGATACATCCACATAGGAGGAAACACTAATAGGTTACCTTGTTTTGCTTCAATTGTCAAGGGCTCCATGCCCAAAGGTCCATGGAATCTTGTTCCTGCTTCGCTATCGTTTAGGTAAAACAAAAAGGAAAGATACCTTGTGCATGATTCTAAACTTGACGCATCGGAATGTAATGGGAAAGAATGTTTGTTGGGTTCATAACGCTTGATACGAAACCCCTCAATACGTCTACGCTGTGGCATCATATTGTGCGAATCATATAAAGTTTTATAGTGATCGGCTACACGCTTTGTGGTATCGATCAATGCCTTTACTTCGTCTTCCCAATCAATTTCAATTTGCTCAAACATACCATGAGACAAATCTTTTGTCTCTTGTTCATCAAATTTACGCATCAAGTGTTCGCAAAAATCTTTTGGTAGAATTTCTGTATAAGTTTGTATCATGATAATTCCTTTAACTGTGCATTGACTTTCTCAAGTTCTTTCTGTGATTCAATCATCTTCTTTTTATATAGAACACGATCATCATACATTCGTTGCATCATCTCAGGTAGAAAGCCTTGCACATCTTTTCTAAAATAATGTCCATTGGCAGCCATAACATATTCGCTGTTATTGTCATATTTACTGTTCAGTAAATCTTCAATATTTACGCTGGCGTGTTTGCCGTTGATAATAGTCTCAGGCGAAACATTGTACTGCATAATCAAGTGTGGATAAAGACTGTTCAAGTCAAACGATACAACCCAATCATATTTGCCTGGCACAGGCTCTTTCACATACGCACCCTCATACTTCTCATTCTTTGATGAGAATTTCTTTTGCGGTACAACAACACCTTTCTTCCACAATGCATTATGTGTCAGAGTGTCCCACATGCGTACTTGCGTGAATACGTCAGTCATATTGACCTTTGCATCGTATGCCAGCGCCAGCACCATGTCAATGAATTTCATTTTTTCATCGAGGCGGTCGACAAGTTCCACATCTTTGATGTTGTATTCAATAAATTTTTGATAGTTGTTTTTATAGAGTTGGTGTAAAGTTTCATACTCAGAATAGTCTAACTTCTTTTCGCCAAGTTCAATATACGCGATATGGTCAAGGCGAAAAGATTCTTGTTGCGAATAAGTAAATTTCTTGTACAGTTCTAGATAATCTAGAATTGCAATACCCACAAGATCAAACGCAGTTTGCTGTCTGTTGTGGATTGTTGTTGTGCGTTCGCCAATCGATTTGTATGGAGACAAACGCTTTGCTGTCTTCTCGCCCATCAAACGATTAATGCGATTGTAGATATATGGAATATCAAAGAATTGAATATTCCAGCCAGTTACTACATCTGGTGATTTTAATTCCCACAAATTTAGGAATTGTTCGATCAAATGATTCTCATCTTTGCATTTGAGATATGATACATTATCTTGATGTGTTTCATAGTCGCCACAACCAAAGACAAAAAACGTACCATCAATCTCTATTGTGATTGCGGTGATTGGTTCACTCGCTTTGTCTGGTTCGGGAAACCCGTTCTCAGAGCCAACCTCAATATCGATGTTTGCGATACGAATTAAATCTTTGTCGTAGTGTACTTCATCTGGATACTGCTCATTGATATACACATATGGATAGTTTGTAGAACCGTAGATTGGAAAGTTTTCTACTTCTTCATACTTCTTAATAAAGTCATTCGCATCACGCATCGTTCCCATTTCAACGGGCGCCACATGATAGCCTTCCAATGTACTAAATTCAGTTTCCGTTTTTGACGGAACAAACAATGTTGGATTATATTCTACTTTCTTAGCGTAACGCTTGCCATTCTCGTAGCCGCGTTCTAGAATATAATTACCATATCGTGTAAAGTGTGTATAGAATTTCATCGTGTAAAAGTTGGGGTTTGTTGAGCAATTACGATTCCTGATCCAAATATCTCATTATACTTGTTTAGAATCTTAATGTCAACACCCGTATCATACAGAATGTGATCTTCTTTAATTTTAATTTCTTTTGTGTCTGAAAAGAGTAGGAGTGGTTGCATGTTTAATGTTGCACCACCAGTTGGTGTTGGCATAAGTCCAATGAGGCAAGGATTTTTAATCGCACGTTTTGCCATACCTTGGCTGGTACCATCTTCTTCACCAACAATTTCTTCACCGCTGATCAAACGAAATAATCTAATATTACCCATTATATTCTCCAAAATAAAAATGGGGGCTTGCGCCCCCAAGATTACAGATACCTTCTAGACTTATATTTCTTACTTTCAGCAATACCTTCTAGTATACCTGTAAATATGTTCTTAATTGTTTTCCACATGATTACACCTTACAGGTTACGATCTAGTGGGTCTTCAGTTAAGAGTTGACGCTTGGAAGTTTTCTTTTCTTCTACGTCCTTAACTTCAATTTTCTTTGGCTTTCTGTGTTCAGGAATGATACGCTCAAGCGCGATTTTCAACATGCCGTTTACAAGTGCGGCATCTTGAATTTCGATGTGATCATCCAAAGCAAATGTGCGAGTGAACGCACGGTTTGCAATTCCTTTGAACAAGAAATTATCACCATCGTCTTTCGTATTTCCAGAAATAACAAGTTTATTTTCATCTAGTGTAATGTCAATTTCTTGTTTTCCGAAACCAGCAACAGCAAGTTCAATAACGTATGTGTTATCGCTAGTCTTACGAATATTGTATGGTGGATAGTTAGGAATGCTCTTAGTCAAGTCATCATGCATTTTTGCAAGACGGCTGTAAGTGTCATCAAAGCCTACAAAGAATTTATCGAAGTCCTTAAAGCCAGGACCAAATACTGATAAGTGAGTCATGGTGTTCTCCTTACTTAGATGTAAATACTTTGCCTACAGCGGCTTGCGTTGCAGAACCAGTTACTTCCCAAAAAGTTTTAGCGATTTGTTTAGTAAACTCAGTTTGAGCAGTTACAAATTGTTGAAGAGGTTCGCGGACAGATTTATCCTGAACGAATTGATTTAACCAAGCGGTCTTACCAGATTGAATGGCGTCAATAGCCATGTTTGCGTACATTAGCATAGTTTGCTCCTTAATTAAGCGAGTAAAGTTAAAATGCCACCCCGAAGGCATGGCGGTAATGTGCGTTTTTCCTGTGTCGCACCCCACAGGTCCCCATCCCGAGGATATACTTATTTATATGATTATACTTGACCAATCATGCGGCGTGACACAAAATATGTGGTACGACCTTCAGTATTTGTGTTCTTACGAACCTTGAATCCCATCTGACGAAGGTCAGAGATTCGTGCGCGAAGGTTCTTGATGCCGAACAATGCGCGAGCCTGTGGCGCACTCAAACCACGATTCGTACCGCGAAGGTAAGAAAAAAGATACTCAACCTGAGTTTTAGTGGTATTTACAAAAGAAATAGTATTACTCAATTCAAAGTTAATGATTAAAACGGCGATGTAACCCCAT